AGAACGAAGGCGAAAATTTAGAACGTCTTCCGCGTAGTGGAGAAGACGTCGAGATAGAGATTAACCTTGATGCTCTGCAAGAAGCAGTTCGAACTCTCCACGATGAACAAGAGATCAACCTCAATGAACAAACACTGGTAGAACTCCTGTCAGAAGACGAAGAGGATCTTGAGGAAGTGCAATCACCCGGTGTCTCGGCAGCAGCCGAAGCCGAAGCAGACGATGATCAAATGAATAGTCTCCTGAACCCCGGCTCGAAGAAAGAAGATGATGAAAACGTCGATGCCGCAGAGATGTCAGCCGAAGGCTTAGAAATCACTGATGAATTAATTGAGGATATCGTCGAAAGATTGACGGTAGACATGGGCGCCACCTTAAAAGGTTGGGCCGGCCGCTCCTCAGAAGATATGAAATATGAATTGGAGAGAGCGCTAGCACATCGTCGCAGCACTGATTTCCAAGATGAATTAGATACTTTAAAGAAGGCTCAAGAAGAGTTAGTTTTCGAAAATAAACAACTTAACGAGTCCCTTGAACAATATAAGCAAGTAACTGGAGAATTACGACAAGGATTGAATGATGTCAACCTTTCTAATGCTCGCTTGCTTTACACGAACCGTGTGCTCAGAAATACCTCCTTAAATGAGCGGCAAAAAACAAAGATTGCCGACGCTATTTCGAAAGCTGGTTCAGTAACAGAAGCCAAGACGATATATCATACGCTTGAAAACGCAACGCCGGCCGCACCACAGCGCGGCCCACAATCGTTGAGTGAAGCCATTACTCGCCGCAGCACTTCTGTTATTCGTGCTTCTCGTCAAGAGAGCACTCCATCCGATCCCATTGCGGAAAGGATGAAAAGACTAGCAGGCATCAAATGAGATGCCAAAATACAATTATATAAGGAGATATTTTAAAAATGGCTGGTATTATTGATAGGTTGACCGAAGGTGTTGTCAACCGTGATATGCGCGCAGAAGGTCACGCTTTGTTATCAAAGTGGGAGCGCACAGGACTTTTAGAGGGTCTTGATAATGACCGTAAGAAGCAGTCTATGGCTAGGTTACTTGAGAACCAAGCTAAAGAGCTTCTTCGTGAAAACTCTACGATGTCTGGTGGTGATGTTGAAGGCTTTGCAGCCGTCGCGTTCCCCATCGTCCGTCGTGTTTTTGCAGGACTGATTGCTAACGATCTTGTTAGTGTTCAGCCGATGAGCTTACCCTCGGGTCTCATCTTCTTCCTGGACTTCGTGTTCTCGCCCAATTTGGGAGACAGTACGGGTCCACAAACCGACCGGTTTGGTAACCTTGCTGACAAGTCCATTTATGGTACGAATCAGGTTGGTTCACAAATCACTGGCGGTGTCGACTTGGTCAGCACTGATGGTAGTGGCTTCGGTGGTCCTCGGACCTCTGCCGCGCGCGGTTATGCATATGCATCCCCGAGTGGCTCCGTAACCAACACCACGGCTCAGTACGCAGTACGCGCTCAGTTCAACCTTAATGGTAGTGAAACGGACGCAAACAAGAAGTATATCGAGTATGATCCCGATCTTCTTGCGTTGTCTGGAAGTGGCTACAAGGTTAGTGTTTGGGACCTTACAAAGCAGCTGTTTATCAACCAAGACGCTGATTTCGACAACGTCGCAGCTTTCGAGGTAACAAGCACTGCATTGAACACTGCACTTTCGGGTGTTGTTGGTGACAGCTACGCGCTGGTACGTCGATTGACACGCGTTGTCACGGCTGCTGATTCCGCTCAATCTGTGGAGAGTGTACGCTTTACTGTCGTTTCTCTCTCTGCCTCGGTTGGACACATTGCCGAGTCCGGCAACTGGGTAACCCAGGTTCCGATCCGTGACAACTTCAATGCTGCAACCGCTATGGGTGCTGTCGTTGGTGCTGCGGTTTGGGGACTCGAAGGTAACCCTGAGATCCCCGAGATCGACATCAAGGTGGACAGTACGGCTGTTACCGCGATGACCAAGAAGCTCAAGGCCAAGTGGACCCCGGAGTTAGGACAAGATCTTAACGCCTACCACAACCTTGATGCTGAGGTTGAGTTGACCAGCATTCTCTCTGAGCAAGTTGCTCTTGAGATTGACCGCGAGATCCTTGGTGACCTCGTTGGTGGTGCAACTGCCGGTACTTATTACTGGTCACGTTCACCCGGTTTGTTTGTCGATAAGACGAGTGGCGTGGAAATTGGAGCAGCTACTAAGGCTCCCGACTTCACCGGTACTGTGAGTGAGTGGTATGAGACCCTCATTGAAACTATCAATGATGTCTCCGCACAGATCCATCGCAAGACATTGCGTGGTGGTGCTAACTTCATCGTCTGCGGACCTGAAGTTGCCAACATTCTCGAATTCACGGCTGGTTTCCGTGCCTCTGTTACGGCAGATGATGAAACCGGTACCGTGGGTGCTGTCAAGACTGGATCTCTTTCCAAGAAGTTTGACGTCATTGTTGACCCATACTTCCTGCGGAACGTGGTTCTGGTCGGACGTCGTGGTTCCTCTTTCCTTGAAAGCGGATATGTATACGCACCTTATGTGCCGTTACAGACCACACCCACTATCTTTGGCCCTGAAGACTTCGTGCCCCGCAAGGGCGTGATGACTCGGTACGCCAAGAAGATGGTGCGTCCCGATATGTACGGTCTTGTTATCGTGCGCGGTCTCTTAGGTGAGTCCGGATCTGCTACCTAAAATTAGCGGATAAATAAAACTTAGCCCCTTGGTCGAAAGACCGGGGGGTTTTGTTTTGCCTAGACTATTTAGTGTAGGCGTTGTAGGAGGCGTCTATAGTCTGTGCACAGCGCAGCTATTAGCTAGCAGGTTTATAACTTGCGCAGCACTACATAATTCAATATATAAGGAGGAATTTTGAAATGGCTGTTTCACAAAATATTGCAAGATTGCGTGCCCTCATGCAGGGACTTGCGGTGACCAATGTTAAAAGCATGGGTTTTCAATTAATGCAACTCGAATCCAAAGAATCGGTGGATGGAGGACTCGACGATGGGGCTAATACCTCACCACAGGCTCTTTCTTTGACTACTTTACTTTCTCTTGTCACTACGGCAGCAGGCTCCGGAAGCGTTTCGCTTGCGGCTGGCAACACTACTGGACAAGTTAAGTATGTGGTATTAAAAGAGGTTGGAGGTTCCAAGAGTCTCACCCTTAGCTGTTCGGCAGGTGTTGGAGGTACGGCATTGACTGCGTCGATAAATCAGGCTCGACAAGCGCTTGGTTTAATTTATGATGGGCAGAACTGGCAAATTTTGCACACTGCGACAAGCGGTAGTGGAATCCAGGGCGGAGCCGGCGGAGTTTAGTTTAAACTTTTATAAGAAACTATCTGTGTCTTTATTAAAGCCCCTCAATTTCGGGTGGGGGGCTTTTCTATCGAGACCAATAATCAAAAATGTCGATTTCCCAAATTTTTTCCCCGGTAAATTTTTGAGATTTTCGTTTTTATGTTTTAAAAAACTAATTAGAACAGCGGGAGTTTAATATATGCCAACCAACCTACAACCACGATCTGAAACAAGTGCTATAGTTTTGACGTCTACAGGAAGTGTAGACCTAGTATCTGGTTCTTTACCCTTTGGAATCTACACAGGTTCTGCCGATTTCTTAAGTGGTGCAGCCCTTCAGGTAGCTTATACCTATAAGAAGCTCGGCGGAGATGTAATAGACATCGAACTGACGCCTTCAAACGTCTATGCGGCGTATGAAGAAGCGGTCTTAGAATATTCGTATATTATTAACCTTCACCAATCTAAAAATGCTCTATCCACCTTCCTAGGAAATGCAACAGGCACCTTCGATCACAAGGGAGATCGGAAAAGTGGTCCCTCTAATATCAATTTAAGATATCCAAGATTTACAACTGGATATTCTCGTCGCGTAGGTGACGGGGCGGCAGCAGCAGGCGGATTTGGGGGCACTGTGCCCGAATATTCGGCCTCCTTCCAACCTCAAACCAAAGTGCAGGACTATGACCTTCAATCAATCATCCAGAGTGCTTCCGTATCAGGAGTGGATGATGCCGGCACTGGGATTGATTTCCAAAATAAAGTTGATAATAAACGTGTAATCATCACAAAGGTGTTTTATAAGTCTCCCCGCGCAATGTGGCGTTTTTATGGCTACTACGGTGGGTTTGGCGTTGTTGGCAACATGTCAACTTATGGTCAGTTTGCCGATGATTCCACTTTTGAAATTATTCCCACATGGCAGAACAAAATGCAAGCCATTATGTATGAAGATTCGATCTACACTAGAACTTCGCATTATTCATACGAAATTATTAATGATCGCTTACGAATTTACCCAGAGCCCACTACGTGGAGCGATTCCCAGCTAGATCGTATTTGGGTAAGGTTCTATGTTGATATTGTGCCATGGCAGGAGGATGGAGATACTAAAACGGGGATTGAAGGCATTAATAATATGAATACGGTTCCTTTTGACAATATTCCCTATGCCAATATTAATGCTATTGGAAAACAATGGATTAGAAAATATGCATTAGCCCTCTCTAAAGAGATGTTGGGGCAAATTCGTGGAAAATTTACCACTGTGCCCATTCCGGGAGAAAGCGTGACATTAAACTTTGCGGATTTGTTGTCGCAGGCCAAAGAAGAACAAACAGCACTTAAGGATAAACTTATGGAGATGTTGAAGGAGATGGAGTATCCCGCACTGGCTAAGTCGGATCAAGAACTGACTGACGCCGCAACTGAGGTATTAAAGATCACACCTCTTCCAATTTTTGTAGGATAATTAAATAATGGCAGATAATGAATGGGAAAGACCTAAAAATCCTCCTCCTCCTCTTTTCTTGGGGAAGAAAGAGCGCAATTTAGTCAAACAAGTTAATGACGAATTAATTGAAAAAGTCATTGGCCAACAGATCTTATATTATCCTATCGATTTAGAGACTACCAACTTTCACGAGCTTTACGGCGAGGCTATCAAAAAGACTTACTTACCTCCCCTCCGAGTTTATGCATTGGTAGAATTCTCCACCGAAGCTACTGAATATATGAAGAATTTCGGAGTAGACAAGACTTGGGAAATTGCAGTATATTTCCATAGACGCCGCTTGACCGAAGATCAAGACTTATATGTGCGGGAAGCTGATTTTGATCTATATGGCTCCAATTATTATGAAATTTTAAAAATTGAAGAGGAGCGGAAACTCTTTGGACAGGTTGATCACACCTTCCAGATAAAAGCAACGTGTAAGCGCGCGCGCAAGGGACTATTCGATGCTACCTGATAATTTTGATTTTGCAATGCTGCCTACAGGAAGCGTGGGCAATACCACCTTTACCTTAGAAGAGATAGGGATGCTGGCCTCCACTATTGAGAATATAGATTATTCT